CTGAAGGGGCGTATGTCTTTGTAGAGAAAGGAACAGCCAATGAAAACTCAAGTTGGGTTCTGTCGGACAAAGCACGGGAGGTTAACCCGTCAGGCAACGGCTGGACACAATTCAGCGGGGCTGGACAGATCACGGCAGGGGATGGTTTAGCCAAGAGTGGAGATACTTTGAGTGTTGGGGTAGCTGCACCCATATCAATTGTCAGCGACAACGTAACGATTGCTGATGCCGCTATTGGAGGAGCAAAGCTCGCTAACAATACCGTCACTTCAGCGCAACTTGCGGATGATATTTCCCTTACGACATTAGGTGTCGGAGTTGCTTCACCGGGGGCAACGGTTCAAATCGGGTCGCATAGTAACACAATGCCCACTAACACGGGTTTGTTTTTCGGGGGCGATGTTAATGATCTGCGCTTTTCTACAACAAACGATAATGCCGATTATGGGAGTTATTTAAAACCCGGTTATGATAACGGGAACCCCAACGCATCAATGTTGTTTTTGGGAACTCGTTTTGCCACGGTTGATACTGATGTTTTAACTTTAAACGGTAGTTCAGTCGGCATAGGAGCAGACGCAATCACACCCAGCGGAACGCTGCACGTTTCTTCGGGGAGGTATGGGAGTGATCTTGTTGAGGCAAACTCGTCGGGTTCTGGAACTGCGTGGACAGGTGCATCTGGAACGACACCCCCAACTGGCTGGACTTCGGGAGGGACAGATAGAGTTTTCACAATAGATAGTTCAAGCGGAAGCGGTGCAGAACCCGCACTAAAAATTACTGGTGGAGTTGGAAACGCTTGGATTAAACCAACCTTCGACACCACAAGCGGCAAGCGGTATAAGTTAGAATTTATATATAAAAATACGTCAGGTCATGTTGCCCAGTATAGCGTTGATGCTGGTTCCTCGTTTGTTGACCTCGCAAGTACAACAAGCTGGAGTTCTGTTCAAACAGTATACTTTACTGGAACAGGGGCGAACCCCATCTATATTGTTGCAAAAACTACTGGCCACATTATTTGGGTAGATGACGTTAAAGTCACGGAAGACTTACTCTCCACCAACGGAACCATTTCAACCAACGCAGCGGCAGATGATCTGATAATAGCTAATAATGATGATGCTGGTTTAAGCATTTTTTCTCCAGTTAACAAAACCGGGACGATTTACTTTGCGAACCGGGGGGACGGCGACAGGGGTGGCATTATATATAACCATAATTATGATTCGCTGACCCT